TGATGGATGAAAACATGCTACCAAAACGGGCCAGGCTTGATGTATGACAGGGTTTAAAGCTTTTAGATATTATATTGCATTAAAACTACATTTTACAAAAGACAAATTTAACGTATTCGAAAATAAAGGTCATATTAAAGGATCTTATTCAGCATTCGAAGCACGAAACGATAAATACTTATTTGAGAAACTCGCAAGAAAGTTTCCAAAAGACCAAGATATCATACAGTTCATTGTATCTAATCTTTCTATCGGTAACGATAATATCATATATGGTATGGAAGAAGCCGAAGAGAATTATATACAATGGCAAAAAAGAAAGCAAAGTATTACACAAACCTTTCTAAATGATATAAATACTATACAATTAGAATCTGAGAAGAATAATTATAATTTAGATCAGATAATTAATTGTACATTAAATCAGTTTCCGGTTATAATAAAACTATATCTTGGAAAATTGATATGTATGGAATCAATTGTTATATTAAATGATTTCGTACCAATGATAGCTAGATGGAAGGAAGAGCCATCATTGATGTTACTAGAGAATGATATATTACGTATTGAAAAGCTCAAAGGCTTTGTCAAATACAATCGTGATAAGATTGAGAAACAAGTTAATGAATTTCTTACGACAATATATTAAGATTAATACTACGCAAATACTAAGGAAATACTATGGATATTAATACGTTACGACAATCCCGCAATCAAGACTTCAGTCAGATCTCATCTGCATTTGAATCTATCGCAAACCCAGGTCAGCAATCAAGTAATTCATATGAAGATAGCCGTATCTGGAAACCAACACCTGATAAAGCAGGTAATGCTACTGCAACAATCCGCTTCTTACCAAAACATCCTGATGATGAATTACCATGGGTAAAAGTATTCTCACATGGTTTCCAAGGCCCTACTGGTCGTTGGTACATTGAGAATTCTTTGACAACTCTAGGTGAAAATGATCCAGTTGGTGAATTGAACTCTAAGTTATGGAACTCTGGTGTAGAAGCTAATAAAGAAATTGCAAGAAAACAAAAACGTAGATTACATTTCTACTCTAATGTTTTAGTTCTTGCTGATCCTGCAAACCCAGAAAATGAAGGTAAAGTTATGATCTTTAGATATGGTAAACGTATCTTTGATAAGATTATGGATAAAGCTAAACCTACATTTGAAGATGAGAAACCTGTAAATGTATTTGATTTATGGGAAGGCGCTAACTTTAAACTTAGAATGAAAAAAGTTGAAGGTTATCCTAACTATGATTCATCATCTTTCTCAGAGCCTGTATCAGTTGCTCCGTCAGATGAACAAATCTTAGAAATTGTTAATCAACAATATAGACTAGGAGAATTCCTAGATCGTAAGAACTTCAAATCATATGAAGAACTTAAAACTAAACTTGATCAAGTACTCAGTGGAGATGGTGGCGTAGCTGCTTCTGCTTCTGATTTAGTACAAGAAGATATACCATCACAACCAGCTCCAGAATATAGAGCAGCACCTGCTCCTGAACCTGTAGCTTCGGCAGCACCTGAACCCTCACTCAGTTCAGATGATGACGATGATGTAATGAGTTATTTTCAAAAGATAGCGGATCAAGACTAAGAAAAAGGGGCTTCGGCCCCTTTCTTATTAAAACGATGATGCTGCAGATTCCATCATCCAGTTTCCTTTATAGTATGCTGAAACTGTATTATCATTATTTCTAACCTGTGGTCTAATAAAGTTATTAGATGTTTGAGTACTTATATTAGTATTTGTTGGAGCATTAATATTTGTACCGCCTCCACCTTTGCCTGAATTTCTATCATAATCTGATATTTGTTTACTTGTATCTGAAACTACATCTCCAGTTTTTGCATCATATACAACACCTCTTTTCATAATATATTCGCCTGGAGGAAGATCTTTCATTTTTTCTCTCAAACTCAAGCGTCTTTCATCAATCATTTGTCTGCGTTGAGACTTATTATTTTTTCTAGTAGCAGCTACTGCTCCAGCAGGATCGGCAGATTTTGCTATATCTCCTGCTGCAACTACTTGTTCTTCAACGTGTTCACTATCAACATCATCAAATCCACCCATTCCACGGGCAAGTTTTTCCATACCAACACCAGCTTTTTCTAGGTCTGGACCTAATGCTGCAATTTCTTGTAAGTTTTCTACAGTAGATTTTTGACCAGTCACTGCTCTAAATAAACCACCAACAAGATTAGTTACCCCTGCTACAGCTTCACCGGCACTAAATGCTATTAAGCCTGCAGCAATTGCACCAAGACCTAGACCAACTGCCATCATATTTCCAGCATCTAATACAGATAGTCTTTCGATAGATTCTACTATCTTATCCATAAATCCTGTAATTGCACCAGCTATTGTTGTAATCAAATCAGTAATGACTCCACCAATACGGACAATCATTTCTGGAATACCTTTAATAAATTCTATGAATACACTTCCCAACATTTTAACTACATCAGATAATACTGGGGCCAGTTTTTCCATGAATGGAGCCATATAACCTAATGCTTTACCGATACCCATAAACGCTAATGTTAAAGCACCTAAACCTAATAAGACTGGAGGAGCAGCCAATGCTGCTAATGCAGGTACCATAGCCAATATACCTTGTGCTAATCCTTGGCCAATTGATTTTGCAAGTATTCCTAAACCTTTTCCTAATCCAGCAATACCTTTACCTAAAAATCCTAATCCTGCTCCAATTCCTTTAAGTAATCCACCTCCTTTAGGTGTATCTTCTCCGCCACCGGTTGCACTTGAACCACCTGTATTTTCAACAATTTGTTCTAATAGTTTTGTTTGATCATCACGGGATTTTATATCTTCTCGTTCTTTTTCAGATAATCCTTTACTATCCTTTTTGCCCTCTTTAATATTTTCTTTTTGTTTTTCTTTAGATTCAAAAGCTGTTAAAGATGTCATTTTTGCTAATGCATTTAATTTTTTACCACGACCACCTTTCTTTTCAGCAGCTTTTTGTGCAGTCTCTTCATCAATACCATTATCCATCATAAACTGCTTATCTTTTTCAATAGCACCTTCTAATTTTGCTTGTTCTCTTCTTGTTGCTTGTTCTTTAGCGGCTTCTCCTCTTAATTGGAAACCTTGTTTTAATTTATTGAAAACACCTTTTACTTCAGGTACTTCACCAGCCATAACTCTGGCTTTAATTCTATCGGTACGTGCTTTTCGAGCTTCAAAGGCTTGGTCTATTATACCACCGCCTCCTTGTTTAACAATTCCAGTTTTATCTAAGAATCCTCGAGGAGTTAAAAAGTTAGCAACGCCGCTGACTGCCCCGCCAACGCCACGCTTAACAGCGCCACCTATATTTCCAGCAATAGTATTATGAACTTTTCTTTCTCTTTGTTCATCTAATATTGTTCTATTTTGCTTTGTTATAGTTTCTTTAAAGTCGCCTGCAGCAATCTTTTTGAGTTCTTTGGTTATTTCTTTATCAGACATACCTTTAGAACGCAAGTCTTTTGAAAGCTTATCATTGACTTTTGTTTGTGATTCAATAGCCTTTGTTTGCTTTTCTGAATGCTGTAATAACTTTTGTAGTATTTCTTTCATTAAGATTTACTTTCTCTCTTTTGTTTCTCTTCTTCTAAGAATTGTATAAGCATAGCAACGTAGATTTCCCTCTCAAAAGGCATCATATTTTCTATATCAGCTAATGAATAGTTATGATGCTGCATTAATGCAAAGTTTGTTTTATAGTAGTTCTGCAAACTCTCATGAGAGAGATTTATTAAAAAAAACTTTCAAGCCCTCTTAGTGTTTTATTATGTTCTTTATTACAAACTGGACACTTATATTGTATTGAATGTTCTAGCACTGGCATTGTATCAAAGAATTCTCTAATTTTTCCAAACTGTTCACCAGTTAAATTATTTAAAAATTCCATTGTTTCTGCTTTTGGTTGTTCTTTAATATGAAATACTTCATCACTATTATATACTGTATCAATACACTTAGCTATTACATCAAACACTTTTTCATAATCATTTTCTTCAGCATTTTCTAATTCTTTTATAATATCTATTGTTGGATATTTCATTACAACGCCAACATCATCAAACAATTTAATATTACTATTGTGCTTTTCATTCTTAGTAACATTTAACTTAGTTAAGTCTATATTAACAACTGAAACAGCTTTATCATCAGTACATGTATCACATTGTAATGTTAAATCAATGATTTCACCTACAGATTTTGATCTTAATTGTACAAAAATGTACTCAATATCAAATGTTGCTAGTGAATCAACATCTATTTCTTGTTTAACACAAGACTTAATTACTTCTTTAATAGAACTTAGCATTACACCTGGATCTTCTGATTGCTGAGCAATCAATAGTGCTTTTTCTTCTTTTATTAAGAATGGTCTAAATTCTACTTCTTTTCCAGTTGATGGCACCGTTAATTTATAAATTGGTGCTGTATTCATAGGCAAAGCCATGATCTATTCTCCTTTATTATCTAAATCATTAAGTAGTTTATTCAACTCACTTGTACTACCTACAAAGATAGCATTGTTATTAGTAACACCTTCTTTCTTTTCAGAACCTTTAGGGTTATCTAACTTTTGCTTCTTATCATGTAGGCTAAGCAACTGTTCATTCACATCAGCTAGTTGCTTGATTAAGTTACCAACAACCTCAAACGCTCTAGGGTGTTCAGATTGTTTAGCAATCTCTAATGCATTCATTAATGCATCTTGTCCTTGAACTAATAAGCCGTGAAGATTATCACGAGACCTATCATAATCAAAGTCAATATTCTCTTCTATCTTTTTAGACTTAGGTGGTAACACCGATCCGTCTTTCTTTATAACCTCTGTCTTATCCATTGGTTCTACATCGAACACTTTAGACAGATTTTCATCAGTACTCATAATATACCTCTATTAAAATCTATATGAAGCTCCAGATAACTTATGTCCTCCTAATTCAGGAGTTACACTATTACTGTTATAGTCACCTTGAAAGGAGTTAAAATCATTAAAATAATTTGTTGGTAATTTCATTGAATCACCTAAAAATCCTGCAAATAATTTTTCAAAGAATCCTCTATTATCTGGATATTGAACTGTGTCTGTTGATAAGGCTGAAGTCCAATACTTATATTGTAATGTAACGTTTAATTTCATAACATCACGATTTGACGCATCTAATTGAACAGGACCAATATCTTTCAAATACGCTTCATGTAATGTGACCATATATCTTGTATTATCATATATATCAAAGATAGTTATAGTAACATCTCTAGTATAATCTACATAATATCCTGTTTCTCTACTGTATGTATCTATGATTGAACCTTGCCAATCATCAAATAATCTTTTAACATGCATTGAGTTATCAACATAAAATGTCATTGATACTGGTTGAAATAGTTTTTCATATGGCATTTCTCTTACTTCACCATATGTTAATGCAGGACTGGTACCAATTGTTACTCCCGGCATAGAAACTGAATCACAGAATAATAATACTTTTTGTAAATCGACTGCACTACTCATACCAGGTGGCGAAGGTATATTAACCATATACCTATTATTACGCATTAATCCTTCGCTTTTTATCTGTGCTATAAAGTCATTTAACTTTGCCATATTAACCTCTTAATGAGTCTTGCCAGACTTTTTGTTTGTTTGATCCAACAAATTGTTCAACCGGTAATAACATTGCGGTTGCCCAATCATTTGCAGGAATTAATTTTAATTGTGTTTTTACATGATTTGCAAGATACTTCTTAACACAAGGCTGTGCTAGTTTATATCGTGAAACTCCGTCAATAAGACTCCAAGAATATTTTAATCGAGTGGTTTCATCCATGCTTTTATTACTTGCAAAATCCATTAATCTTTGTAATAGCATTACTCTCATTTGATATGGCAAATAATGCATATTTAAACCTGTAAATCCTGTAGAATCCTTTGAAAAAGGAAAAACTAAAGGAAACATATCATAATACGGTAAAGTTTCTTTATGTTTTGGATCATATAGAAACATATATAACTTACCCGGCATAGGTCTAGATGTCAATTCTCCACCTCTCATAACTTTTTGAGGAGTTGGTTGCTGAGTACCTAGTAATCTAGCCTGTTGTTGAAACCAATTACGTGATTTTTTAGCCGCAGAAGCTAAATCGTATTGATTTTTACTAAAAATGTCTTTTAAATCTGCCATAATATTATTTATATGCTTATATACCAAGTTCTCGTTCTGTTATTATTTTAAATTCATACCCTCGGTCTTTACACCATTCCTCTGCAGCCTTCCATTTTGATTGATTTTTAACAAATGTTAAGGATTCAGTAATAAATCGTTTAGTTTTGCGGCCAGGATACTCAGGAGGTTTAGTTTGAGCGTGTGGTTTAATTTCTACGATATAAGTCTTAATAGAACCATCAGTTTGTTTCACTTTTATTCTAAAATCTACAAAATAACGATGTATTCTATTATCTGTGTGACACCGATAAGGTATAATTGTTTCTTCTGATGACCATTTAACGATTGCAGGGTTACGATCACACCATAAGGCGAAACGAGTTTCCCAACTTGATCTCATAATAATACTTGTTGGGTCACCTTCGTACTTCTCAGGATAAATTGGTTTGTAACGTCTTTTATGATACATATTCCTTATATTTATTATAAATAATATAAAGACTTTTTAGGAAATAGAATGGCATTACAAGATATTGGAAAAAAGGCAAAAGATGTTGCTAGCTCTGTAGGAAAGAATGTTTCTGAAACGTGGAAAGAAGCAAGAAAAAACGCATCAGACTCTACATCTACGCCATTATATGATTTACAAAATACACAATCAACTTATGATAACAAGTATGAAGTAAGCAATCATTCATATCCAGAAGATATTGAAGGCCATAGTGATGAATATGGTCATAACTATGTTGTATTCTATATTAATGTTTCTGAAGATTCTAGATTAGTAAAAGACGCAGATAGAAATAATGAAAAGCTTTTTGTTGAAGATGTTCCACCAAGAATTGTTTCTGAATCTACCGCACAAGTTCAAAGAGGAACTGCTGGGCAAGCAGACGCATATGCTATAGCACCTGCTGCAGCAAAAGGTATAGCAGGTTCTGGATTACTTAAAGTATTAACAGGAAGTGGTGAAGTGAGTGCTGCTACACTAGGTCTTACAGCAGTTGGCACTGGAGCTGTTGCACTTTCTGCATCAAATTTCCAGAATAAAACACGCAGATTAAAAACAGCAATTAAATTGCATATGCCTAATCAATTAAATATTAGATATAGCGCAAACTATCAAGAAGAAGAAGTTTTAGATGATGCATTAATAGGCACATTAGGCCAAGCTGGAGCTGGAATGTTATTTGGTGCTGAAAA